TGCTGCTACTGATGGAACTATTATAGTAAAGACATTGGATGATTATTATTCCTCTTCAGGTTTATGGAACACAACTGAAAGTCTTTGGAATTTAGAGAATAGAAAATGGAATGAAATAGGAGCGACAGATGTTAACTATTTTACATTAGATAAGTACGTTGTAACAGATCAAAGTCAAGTGAATGTTGCTTTACCTTATGCGCAAGTAGATTTTCAGTATGAAGGATTAGGTACGTTCTTAGCCAAACAATACAACCAATTAAACAACAAAGGTTGGGGTACTGAACTTTACAGTTTAGATGCTGAGACATACGATGCACCAAATGAGATTTATAAAATAACACTACCATTTGAACACGTGCTTTATGAAAGACTAGTTGATGTAGCTACTTCTTTAAACACATTAATCCAATACGGATATTTTGTTGATGATAATCAGCAACCTTATTTTGGTAAGCCTTTATTGTTTTACCCAATAAGACAGGTTGGAAACACAAGCACAAATAACAACATTTCAATAAGAGATGGTGGAAGCATTCACGAGCGATTAACGGAATTTATTATTCCTTCAAACAGCTTGGCTTTATCTTCAGTAACAAGTGGTTCAAACATCAATTTCTACAACGAAATAAACGAATACCAACTAGATTCAAGTTTCACAGGTACTTTATTTAATCTGTACTATAACACTTACATAGCTGAGATATTTAATAACAAAAGAAGGTTCATAAATGTCAAAGCATTTTTACCTTTAAATATAATTTACAATCTAAAATTAAACGATGTGATTTTCATTTACAGTCAAGGGTATAGGATCAATTCTATTACAACAAACCTAACGACAGGTGAAAGTGATATGGAACTATTAAACTTATTATGATAAAAGAAGTATTAAGCCTACTCGAAGCAGCTAAAGGTGAAACTGAAAATATTAAAATGGCACAAGGAAAGTATAATTTACCAAGTACTTTCAAAGGTGCATTTAAGCAAATTAAAAAAGAAATAAGATGGCGGAAAAAATCAAAATAGAACTTGAGGCTGAAACAAAAGGTGCTGAAAATAATATCGGTAAAGTTAAGACAGGAATAAAGGGTGTTAATAATGGAATAAAAAATGTCTCAGCATCAAGTTCTGAGATGGGTAATCAGCTAGACAAAGCTACAGGAGGTGCTATAACTAAATTTAAAGCATTTACAGGTATTTTAAAAGGGGTTACAACAGGATTTAAGACGATGCGTGGTGCTATAATATCAACAGGTATAGGTGCTTTGCTTATTGCCGTTACTGCTTTAACTGCAGCCTTTCAAGGAAGCGAAGAAGGTCAGAATAAGTGGAGTAAAATAATGGCAGTTGTCGGAGTTTTGACAGGTAATCTTGTTGATTTAATGGCAGATTTGGGTGAGAAACTAATTTGGGTTTTCGAGAATCCGAAACAAGCATTAAAAGACTTTGCTAATTTAATAAAAGACCAACTAGTTAATAGAATTGAAGGCTTAGTTGAGTTAATACCAAAGCTAGGAGAAGCGGTAAGTTTATTATTTAAAGGAGAATTTGCAGAAGCAGGTAAGGTTGCTATAGATGCAGCATCAAAAGTTAGTCTTGGTGTTGAGGATATGACCGACAAGATTAAAGCAGCGACAGTTGCAACAGGTGAGTTTATAAAAGAACAACAAAGAGAGGTAGACTTAGGTATTGAGGTCGCTAAAAAAAGAGCAGATGCAGACATTATTGAGAGAGATTTAATAGTAGAAAGATCAAAGCTAGAAAGTGAAATTGCAAACCTTAGATTAAAGTCTAGACAAGAGGATGAATTTACTGCTGAAGAAAGAAGACAGGCTTTATTGGATGCTCAAAAACTAGAGGATCAATTACTCGACAAAGAAACTGAATATTTAGAATTAAGAAGAGATGCACAGATTTTAGAAAATACATTTAGCAGAAGCAATAAAGAAAACTTAACAAAAGAAGCAGAAGCGATTGCAAACGTTAATAGAATGATGGCAGCAAAAGCAAATACTGCTAGACAAGTACAACGAGAAGTAAACACTATCACTAAGCAAATTGAAGCAGAACAAAAGGCGAAAGATAACGAGCAGAAAGCAGCGCAAAAAGCAAAAGACAAAGAAGACTCAGATGCAATAGCAAAAACAATAGCTGATGAAAAAACAAGAACAGATGCTATTGGAAAAATACAAGATGATTTCACGCAGAAGCAACTTGATAAAAGTGCAACTAATGAAATTGATAAAATCAATCTAGAAGAGACTAGGAAATTAGCTGAACTTGAAAGGTTAAAAGCAAGTGAAGAACAAAAGCAAGAAGTACTAAATTACTACAGCGGATTAAGGTTAGAATCAGAGAAGAAAACCAACGATTTCAAAAATGATTTAATTCTTAAAACTGCACAAGATGAATTAAAAATTGAACAGGATTTAGAAGCACAAAAACTAGCTGCAAAAGTTCAAACCTTAGACGGAATTTTATCACTAACAAACGAAGAAACAGCATTAGGAAAAGCAGCATTAATTGGAAAGCAATTATTAGCAGCACAAGAATTTCTTATTGGATTAGGAGCATTAAAACAAAAAGCAACAATATCTATTGCTGAAGCAAACCTTACTGCTGCTTCAAGTGGTACTGCTGTACAAGGTGGATTTGCTAAAACTTTATCTTTAGGTTTTCCTGATGCTATTGTTCCATTAATCGGATATGCAATCACAGCTGCAAGTATTATAAAAGGAATAATGTCAGCCGTTAAAGGATCAAAGAAAGTAGCAGCATCAGTAGGTGGAACAGGAGGAGGTTCAACCCCTCAATTAAGTTTACCTTCAACATCAAGTTCAGGATCACAAGCACCTGCATTTAATGTAGTAGGAATGAGTGGTACAAATCAAATAGCTGATGTCTTTGCTTCTCAGAATCAAAAACCTGTTAAAGCCTACGTTGTGGCTAACGATGTTACCACCGCTCAGAGCCTTCAAAGAAACATAGTCAAAGGAGCAGGAATATAAATGCAAAATTTGAAAGAATAAACGTTATATAATTATGAGAATAGTTGAATTAATACTAAAAGAAGACGAACTAAGCGGAATAGATGCTATCTCTATTGTAGAAAATCCTGCCATTGAATCTGATTTTGTTGCTTTAAAAACTGAAGAAATAAAACTAGCGGAAGTAGATAAAGAAAAGAAGATTTTAATGGGTGCTTTATTGATACCAAATAAGCCGATTTACCGCAATAGTGAAGAAGGTGAATACTATATCTATTTTTCTAAAGATACTGTCTTAAAAGCCTCGCAAAGATACCTTACCAACGGCAATCAAAACAACTCAACACTAGAACATCAACATCAATTAAGCGGATTAACTCTAGTTGAATCTTGGATTGTTGAAGACGAGGTTCACGACAAGTCTAGAAAGTACGGAATGAATGTGCCAATAGGAACTTGGATGGGTACTGTGAAAGTAAACAACGATGAGGTTTGGAACGATTATGTCAAGGAAGGTAAAGTAAAAGGCTTTTCGATTGAAGGGTATTTTGCTGACAAATTAAAGATGTCAAAACAAGAAGCAGAAGATGATATTTTGTTAAATAAAATAAAAGACATTTTATCCAATGGCTAAAAAAATACTAAATTACACACCAAGCAGAACTTCACCCAAAGGCGGAAAAAGAGCCTGTTTATGTAAAGATAAAAACACTTATTCTATTAAGTGTTGTGATGGCGATTTATGGTCTCAGGGTATTGGGTCTATTTATCGTCAGGCTTAAAAATGCAAAATCAAAAATAGAAAACGTTATATAATTATGAAGTCAAATCAAATGCTAAACCAAATAAAAACACTTCTAAATATCGAGGTAAAACTTGAGCAAATGAAGCTAGAAAATGGAACTGTTGTAGAAGCAGATTCATTCGATGCAGGAAATGAAATTTTCATTGTCACAGAAGAAGACAAAGTTGCATTACCTGTTGGAGATTATGTTCTTGAAGATTCAAGAATATTGGTAGTAACTGAAGAGGGTATGATTGCAGAAATCAAAGAGGTTAGTGATGAAGTTCCTAAGGAAGAAACTCCTGATCTTACTGATGAGAAAATGGCAGAGATAGGTGATATTGAAGGATTGGAAAAAAGAATCCAAAACCTTGAAGATGCAATCGCTGATTTAAAAGCCGATAAAGTCGAAGCAGCAAAAGTTGAAGAGGAAATAAAAGAAAAACTCTCTGCTGAACCTGCTGCTAAAGCAATCAAGCACAATCCTGAAGTCACTACTTCTAATGATAAATTTACATTCGGTCAAAATAGACCAATGTCAACTAAAGATATTGTTTTTTCAAAACTTTTTAAATAAAATAAAATGCCACAACCTACTATTACCACAACCTACGCAGGTGAATTTGCAGGAAAATATATTGCTGCTGCTTTACTCTCAGGGTCTACTATCGCCAATGGCGGTATAGAAGTAAAACCAAATATTAAATATAAAGAAGTCATTAAGAAAGTTGCTACATCAGGTTTGATTGTAGACGGAACTTGTGACTTTACGAATGCAGGAACAGTCACATTGACTGAAAGAATCATTCAGCCTGAAGAATTTCAAGTAAACTTGGAATTATGTAAGACTCCATTTGAGTCTGATTGGGGTGCAATCTCAATGGGTTATTCTGCTTTTGATAATTTACCTCCTTCGTTTAGTGATTTTCTTATTGGTCAAGTAGCTGCTGAAGTTGCTGCTAGTACTGAGACTAACATTTGGCAAGGAGTTACTGCAACCGCAGGTGAGTTTGACGGATTCGTCACTCTTATGACTGCTGATGCTGATGTTATTGATGTTGCTGGAACAACCGTTGATTCCACTAATGTAATCACTGAATTAGGAAAGGTAGTTGATGCCATTCCTTCTGCTCTTTACGGAAAAGAAGATGAATACATTTATGTATCTCAGAATGTTGCTCGTGCTTATGTTCGTGCTTTAGGTGGCTTCGGTGCTTCAGGTTTAGGTGCTAACGGTACTAATAACTTGGGTACGCAATGGTGGAACAACGGATCACTTTCATT